CATAAAGTGTAGGAGGTACTCCCGTAGCCACCCGGCTCTGATTCATCATCAGAGCGGCTCTCTTGGAAAGAGAGCATGCTACGAGGCATGGTTCTTAATGAGAACATGCGAGGTTACCGCTAACTGGTAGGTTCACCACCAGATAACGGGAAACCAGGCATTACTGAACCGATAACTTTTGTTCGGAAAATTTTCCGAGCATAAGCTCGCTCAGTATTCTCATCAAGGTTTTGATCTGAGAGTATTTCTGCTCTCAGAACTTCACATTGTTGAGTCCACTTGTTTAATTGATTAACAAGTGTCGCGTTTGTCCCCATTAAGACCTCATGTGATCTATCGACGAGTAATCGTTCGGCATCGAAACCCAAGTATCTAACTTCATTGAAGATTAACTTCTCTGGTGTTGTTACTAAAGGATCTCGGATGTCATCGATATCCTCGGCTAGTTGTTTATATTGCTCTGCAGCAATCATAACAGCTGGGATAGATTGGAATGCTAATTGGGCATCCGTACCCCTGTAAGTTTGGAGGAACGATCGAGAAGATTTGATAAATCTTTCCGCGTTCCCTCTCACTTTCAGTAGACCGGATTCAAGTACTCGGCTTTTCACTTCAGCTAGAGCAGACATCATCCATGATGATGCACGGCCCTTCGCACTTGTGAAACAGCCCAGAGCAGATGGATTCATAAGGAGAACAAATCGTAAGATTTGATCTTCTCTTGAAACATCTGGTCTGTCCCAAGGGAGAGTCAAGAATCTTAGTGTCTTAGTAACCAACCTAGTTGGTATTCTGAGTCCACTAAAAAGGTCTTTAATAGCCCCGGGTTCCGCTTCCATATCAGATTGACTCCATTTAATGCATAGGTTCTTGTATTCATTGGCAATAAGGAATCATTTCTTTGTTGCCATAAATGCATGAATCTGCGCACCAGTGAATTCAACTTCATTCCTATACCATCTTTTGGCAAATTCAAATGTATCATCCGATACATGAGATTTCCCTTCAGATATTTCGACACCGAGACGGGCCATGATGCTGAGATATTTCTCAGCAACTAACTTATCTCCTATGACGATATCATCACCTAATAAAGCATAATTTGTGAATGATGGTTTACCAACCATCATTGCACAAATTCGCAATATTATGTGATGGGATAGGCTGAATACAGCCCATGAGCTATATGCTCCCATAGGTTGACCAGATCCGTATTTTACGAATCTATCTTCCCATGGGACATAAAATTCATGACCTGCAATGATACTCGACCAGGCCTTAGCATACGCATCTGATCCTACTAGGCAGCTGACAATTTTCTCTTGAATTTCAAGAGGGAATCGGTCGGTTGCCGCTGTAAGATCAAGTGAGTAATAAGGCCCGTTAACAAGATGCTTTGTCGGGTTACTTTGTCTGAATGTACAATCCCCATCAAGAC